ACCCAAGGGAATGGAAAGAAAAACTACAGTTATGCTTCAACCTAATCTATATGCGTAGGAAGTGGGATGACTTTCGTGAAATGACTATTGAAGAAGTTTATGGAGAGAGTAACTTACGATGATAGATTTTGATGATGTTGGTGAAACTACTAAGAGTGAAAGCGAATACACTATTGGCCTTAATAGGCTAAGTGATTTTGAAAAGTATGCATTTAAAGATTACACTACTCACCACGGTAGAGAGCCAGATGCTTTAGCCCTTACAGCTTGGATTAAAGATGTGGGTATTGAGTGTGTGATCTTCTGGTTAGATGACAAACATTATGCAATGACTGAGACACTGAGGCATTTAATAGATGAAGACAGAATCTAAACTAGTAGTTGATCCACCTGAAGGATGGCGTTATGGATTCCCTAAGGTTGTTCCTGAAGGTTACATGAAGATGTCATGGAAAGAGAAAAAGGATTGGTATGTAGAGCAGGGTTACCCACGGCATAAGATTGACGAGATGGGTGACTTCTTCTATGTAAGTATGTGGCACAAAGGAGATGAAGAGCATGACTATTAAGCAAGACTTAGGGCATTGGGATTACGTTGGTGATCCCTTTGACTTTGATAAGTACTTTGGGTTTATCTATATGATACAATGCATACACCCTGATAATCCAACACGGTACATTGGACGTAAACAATTCCACATGTACAGTAAAGGAAAGGATAGGCGTGTGTCTAATTGGAAAACGTATAGTAGTTCCTCTAAGCACATAAATAACCTGATAAAAGAACTTGGGACTGAGTACTTTACCTTTGAGATGTTACAACTCTTTGAAACAAGAGGTGGTCTCTCAGCTGGTGAAGTAAAAGTACAATGGTATCTGGATGTACTAACCCAGAAGTATGCTAACGGTAACCCTGTGTTCCTTAACAGACAGATAGGTGCCATTAAATTTATACCTAAAGAAGAGATAGATGATGAAACAATCGCAAGACTCGACAGAGTCTACCTCACTGTACGAGAAGAACAAGCAGAAAGCAGAAAGGATTCAGAAGAAGCAAGCGTCGAAGAAGAAAAGACGGATGATAAAGAACCTTAAAGAAGAGCGGTGGTCGTAATGAAGAAAGATAGATTTGTTGGGCACGTAGCCTGTAAACATTGTGGGTCATCCGATGGTGTCGGTATGTACTCCAATGGTATTGGTAAGTGCTTCGTCTGTGATAAAATTACATTTGATAAAGAAAGAGAATATACTATGCAAGAATCCCATACGTCTAATAAAGTAGAAGACATCAGCACTATAGATTCCTATGACACCCGTGGTGTACAGGAACGTGGTATCACTAAGCAAGTAGCGGCACACTTTAACATGCGTGTATCCTACAATGCTGATGGTACTATTGAGTCTCACTACTATCCGTATACCAAGAAGGGTAAGACCTCAGCTTACAAGATCCGTAATCTACCTAAGGACTTCCGAGCTAAGGGTGACATGGATGGCATAGAACTATTCGGACAGTCTACGTTCCAACCGGGTGGACGTAACCTAGTAATCACAGAGGGTGAACTGGATGCTATGGCAGTAGCTCAAGCATTCCTACTTCAGAACAAAACTATCTACCCGGTAGTATCCTTACCATCATCAAGCAACCTCAAGCCCCTCGTAGCTAACCGTGAGTGGGTTCGTTCATTCGACTCAATCATTCTGATGTTTGACAAAGATGAAGCTGGCGATAAGGCTATTGACAATGCAGCTAAGATTATTGGTTGGGATAAAGTCAAGGTAGCTCACCTTGCAGAGAATGATCCATGTGATACACTCATCAAGCATGGTCACAGTGGTATTGTAAATGCCTTCTGGAATGCACAACCATACTCACCTGCTAGCATTGTACGTGGTGAGTCTATCTGGGAAGAGTTCTCTAAACGTAAACAAACTAAATCTGTCCCGTACCCTAAGTGCCTATCAGGTCTTAATGATAAGCTTGGGGGTATGCGTATGGGTGAGATTACTTTGTTTACTTCGGGTACTGGTAGTGGTAAGTCAACCATGATTAAGGAGATCATCATGGAGCTTAAGGAAACTACCGAAGATAACATAGGTGTCATATCACTAGAGGAATCTATTGGTGATAGCGCACAGAAATTCATACAAATGTTTACAGGAGAAGAGCCTGATGAAGAGGCGGAGAGAAGAGCGTTTGATAAAGTCTTTGGAGATGGGCGTATTATTATGCTTGATCACAATGGCTCTGTATCTGATAGTTCTCTTATAGATCAAATAGAAAACCTATGCCTGTTAGGTTGTAAGTACCTAGTACTAGACCACATTACTATTGCAGTATCGGAAGGTGCTGATGGTAAGACAGGCAACGAAGCTATCGACTCGGTAATGTCTGGGCTACTTAAGATTGTCAAGAAGCATGACGTATGGTTGGGGGTTATCTCTCACCTACGTAAGTCAATGGGTAAGTCTTTCGAAGAGGGACACCTAGCTTCTATTGATGACATCAAGGGTTCAGGTTCTATCAAACAGATTAGCTTTGACATCATCACCTTTGCACGTAATCTTATTGCAGAGAATGAAGATGAACGTAATACAATTAAACTACGGGTACTCAAGTCCAGATTCACAGGGCTTACAGGTGACTGTGGTTCAGCTTACTACGACCAGAAAACCAAGAGGCTTAAAGGTCAAGTAGATTTCTTAGACTACAATGCGGGAGCATAGATGACTAATGCTATACATAGAGTAGCTGAGTATATAAGGAGTAACCGAGACGGTTCCAAAGGACGGAACCATGCCGGTATATCCCTGCTTAACAGACACCTTGAGTATGGTGTGGACCATGAGGAGCTAGTTGTAGCTGCAGTACAGGCAGCTCAATCAGTATTCCTTAGGTCCCGTAGGACTAGCAACAAAGCATTCAAGCTTACTGCTACGTCTACTTCAATAGGGTTAGCTGTTGTGTCAAGGATTGGTATCAGTAACAGTACCTATACAGAGTTGTTCTCTGTTGGTGACCTGTTCATTGAAGCCTTACTGCACCTTAAATACATAGAAATAGAGAGGGAGTACGAAGGGTATCGTGCCCCTTATGTAATCTATCTAACAGAAACATGGGAGGATCTCGGAGATATACCACCATGCTATGAGGGTTCTACCCTACTGGGCACTAGCTTCCGTAGGTTCCCTAACATAGAGAAGCTAAGGAACCCCATAACCAAGAGGCCGTATATCAAACGTATGACCTCTGAGAGGGACTTTAGCCAGTGCCTTGACCAACCCTTTGTCAAAGCATTAGAGAAGCTACAGCAGGTTCCCTGGCACCTTAACGTGGACCTAGTGAAAGCCTTAAGGGATAACGTAACTAAGTTCATAGATATGGAAGACAAGTCTGACAAGGGTAAGTCTAAGCGTATCGAGATGAAGTTTATTCTCAACAAGGCTAGGGCTATAGGGGACAAGGAGTTCTATCAGGCAGTTGAATGTGACTACCGTGGCAGAGTTTACTACACCGAACCCTTCCTAAACTTCCAAGGGTCTGACTTATCTAAGGGACTCTTTGAGTTTGCTACAGCTAAACCAATGGATGAGCGTGGGTACTACTGGCTATGCATACACACTGCTTGTTCATACAATCAATCATATACAATAGAGGAGCTTGACAAATTAAACTGGCTAACCGAAGACTACAAACTGCACTTGCAAGACGAAGGTCTGGATACTATTTCAGTAGACAAAATGACACTGAAGGACAGAGCACAGTGGACACTGCAGAATCTAAAAGCACTGATAGCGGATGCGGAGAACCTAAGGTTCAAAGTGGAAGCGGAGAAACCAGTGACTCTACTGGCGTGTTGCCTAGAGCTGCTAGGGTACTCAAAGTCAGAGGGTGACTACATGTCACGACTACCTATACCAGTAGACGGAAGTAACAACGGATGGCAACACCTAGCTGCTATGTCTAAAGACAGTCAAGCAGGTGAATTGGTCTCAATTGTTCCTCAAAGTATACAAAAGGACTTTTATGTACAGGTTGCGAAACGTTTGATAGGCAGAATGCCTGAGTGGTTTGCTAGTAGGGATATACCTATGAAGGCTATCCGCAAGGGCATAGCAAAGCGTGGGTCTATGACTCGTGCATACTCTGCAGGTCAAAGGAAGATAGCAGAGAACATGTACTACGATTGTAAGACTGAAGGGTACACTAAGAAGTACAGGATAACTAAAGACGACTGCGACTTGCTTGCAAAGAATCTAATCCTAGCTATCAACGATACTTGTGTAGGTCCCCTAAAGACCATGAAGTTTCTACAGAAAGTAACTGACTTCATCATTAGTAGTGGTGAGACTTGTCTCCAATGGACTACACCCTCAGGGTTCCCTGTGATGTATGAAGTATGGAAGCAGAAGAACATGACTATCCGTGGTACAATACGTGGACTAGGGCAGGTAGGTCATAGCATTAAGATACCTGTAACAACTAAGGATGGTGACCTGATACCTTGTAGGAGATCCTTTGCTTCTGGGTGTTCACCTAACTTTGTACACTCTATGGATGCTGCACACATGGCTAAGGTAATCGAGACATTCTCGGGGAACTTCGGGGCTATACATGACTCCTTCTCTACCCATGCCTGTGATGTAGACAAACTAGTAGAGCATACTAAGTGGCAGTTCGCTATGCTATACAACTGCGACAACTTCTTTAACAGGATAGAGTCGATGTTGATAGAAAACTTTAAGGACTACAACGTAACACAACCAGAGCTGGGAGACCTCAAGATAGAAGAGGTTGTTAGCTCAGACTATTTCTTTTCTTAAGTAAGGATTTAAAATGACTGATGATAAAGTAGTAACAATGCCGGGTGTCATTAACACAGAAGCCCGTGTAAAAACTGTTGAGGACCTGAAGGACGAAGAGGGTCTCCTTATGGACCTTCAATCTGTCCTCGATAAATACAACGGTAGAGTAACTAACCTGTCTATGGTTGGAGCACTCAACATCTATGCAAACCAGATAGCAATTGGATCAATACTAGGAGAAGACAATGAGCTTTGAGATTATGGAAGACTTGGAAAATAAAGTAGTAGACTGGGGATATGATAAAGGTATCCTAACAGGGGGAGAAGCTACTAAAGAACGCAAGCTTAAGCAGTTCTCTAAGACGGAAGAGGAAGTAGCTGAGTTGCTTGATGCAATCCTAGCTGAAGATAAAGAGGAGGCTGTAGATGCTATCGGTGACATACTTGTTACACTTATTATGCAAGCAAAGCTTTGGAATACTAATCTATATGAGTGCCTCGATGAAGCTTATGAGGTTATCAGTAAACGAACTGGACGAATGGTTGATGGCATATTCGTTAAGGATAAATAAATGAATTTTGGTATCGGTAATTATATTATAAGTTTAGATTTTAGAATGGGTGTTGGTATGGACCTTGAGTTTGTAGACTCACGGCCTGTATGGACAATGAACAATAACACAGGAGATGTTAAGGCAATGTGCATGGAAGGTATGATAGTTCTGGTGCCCTTTGTAAACCTCTCCATCGGTAAGATATATGATGAGGTAGGGTAATGGAAAACAAGTCACACAATATTTTGAGTAATGAAGGCATTGATGATATGGATTACGTAGAGGAGTTGGGCTTAGACCCATCCCTAGCGTACACCCCAGAGATCAATGAGGCTATCGTAAAGCGCATTGAGGCTAACAACTTTGTTGAGTATGTAGCCCAAGGGTACGGTGAAGAGAAAGCTAAGGCTATGTCAACAGAGCTAGCTAACCGTGGTCGTGCTAACATAGCAGAGTACAAAAAAAAGAACCCCAATAAAGGGGTTCAATAGTAATACCGAGGGGCCCTTACGGGTCCCTCTTTTTTTTATAGTTATTAGTTAGGAGGTAAGAAGCCTAAGAAGTTCACGTTAATGCCGGGGTCCATCTCATACTGCATTATCTTCTGCTCTTCCCTTGCAACCTTAGCTTGTAACTGTTTGTTTCTAGTCTTAGCTAATGAAACCATAGTATTAAATTCAGATTGTAAGTTTGAATATAGGTTATTCATTAGGAACATCTGAGCTTCAAACAAGTTCTTGTAAGTCCTGTCAACATTAATCTTCTCTTTACCTTTCAGCTTAAGCTTATTAACATGGTACTGAGCAGGTCCTACTACCTTACCGTCTGAGTCCTTAAAGTTTCTCTCAAGCAATTCAACAACCATATCAGCTACTCCACCATCAAAGACTTCATCAATATCTTCATTGCCTTTAGAGTTTGCCATCTGCTTGTAAACTTTAACACCAGCCTTGATGTTATTGTTTAAACTTTCGTCTAACCCTTCAAGCATCTTGCTCTGAGTTACATTGCGATAGAAGATCTGATTAACCTTTCTTTCCGTAGCCTCGAAGGAACCAAGGTCAGTAATAACAGCGTCAAAGATAGGTAGTATGTAAGGGTCACCACCAATCTCGTTACGAAGTCCATCCATGCTTTCGTTAGAAAACAACTGAGCAATAGTAGATCCATCTACAGAGTGTGCAAGAGAAGGTAGTATCTGACCAGATCCAACAGCACCCATACGTCCCTTCTTTTCTGCAGTAGGGTCAAAGAACTTTTCTTTCTCAGCAATAGTACCCTGAGTTTTCAAAGTAGAACCCTTACCAAGCTTAGCTTCGATAGCTTTAACCATATCAAAGTTTTTTGCTTCCCTAGCAATAGCTAGTTGATTCTGTAGTATAGCCGTGGCATCTCCCTTACTAGCTTCACCAAACTTAACACCCTTTTTGTTAGGCTGTCTCATTCTAGTTCTGAGCAGTTGAGGTTTAGTTTCCCTACCAGTTCTTATGTAAGACTTACCACCGAAGGTAATAGTTCCTCCCGCAGGACTCACAGTTTCCATGGGTAAACCAAACATAGCTGAAACATTAGCTGCTTCCTTAGCCATAGACGCAAAGTTTACTAGGTCAGCACCAAGAGT